TGCCAGCGTGGCGCAAGCGGTTCCATGCCCTTCGCTCGCGTCTTGTGGTCGAGGTTTCAGCCTGACGAATCGCAGGTGATTTGCACCGATTTGGGCCTTTGAGTGGGCATTTCCAGCATTTGCAATCAAGAATTTTGGCATGCGTCAACACGCCGCGCCCCAGCAATGGAACCGGCGTAAACGGTTGATCCGTCAGTATATTTGGCTGCGCCGACCCACCACACTACACCAGCGCATGCCCCACAGTCAAGGCCAAAAGAGTCCCCGTCCTCTCTGATGGTGTATCATCAGAGTAGGTGCAAAGAGATCAGCGGGCACGCTACTCCGCGCACTTGGGCTTGGCAAGCCCGACACTGCCTCCTTCTCGGTTGGCTTGTGTCTCTCTCGGGCAAGTCACCGGGTCCGGTTTGGTCGCCGGACCCGGTGCATCTCAGCCAGAGCGCCCTCGGATTGCCGTCCGAGCCTACCCATCCCGATTGAGAGAGCAGTCAACAATGCAGACATCTACGAAAGAACGTTCTGGCAACGCCCGAAATGGGCGACAAGCCAAAGCCAAGGCGCCGAAGCCGCGCAAGACGACGGCCGAGCGCTTCTGGTCGAAGGTCGACAAGACGGCCGGTTTCTTCAACTGCTGGCTCTGGACGGCCAGCAAGCGCACCGACGGCTACGGAAAGTTCAGGATCACGCGAGACGGCAAAAGCCAGTTGGTACCGGCTCACGTCTTCGCCCTCCTCGACGGCAAGCCGCTCCCGCGCGGCAAGGTCGTCATGCACTCGTGCAACAATCCGCTCTGCTGCAATCCGCTCCACCTCTCGCTTGGCACGCAGAAGGCGAACGTCAATCAGGCGATCCGCCAAGGCCGCGTCACCCGCGTCAAGCTCACGCGAGAGACGATCAGGGAAGCCCTGACGCTGGCCGTCGACGGCACCAGCGCCGACATCATCGCCGAGAAGCTCGGGCGCAACCCCACGCAGATCCGCACGCTCTTCCGTGGGCAGACCCACGTCAAGATCACCGGCATCAGCCGCAACTCCGCGACCGGCAAGGGCCGGGACAAGCAAGTCTTCCGTGACGCGCTCGCTTTCATGGACGCCGCCGAGGCTTCCGAGAAGGTCGTGACGATCGCGGCTCACCCGAAGTTCAAGCGCAGCCCCGAGCCGGAGGCCGCCGCCTCCCTAGCGACGGCGTGACGGAGATGGGCATGGCCGACAATCAGACACGCAAGCCGAGCAGCAACGGCCATGCTCCGCACCCATCCATGCCGAGCTTCGACCACGAGCGCGTGAAGGGGCACACGACATCGAACTTCGACTTCGACCGCTCTCGCCTCTCCATGTCGCCGACCATGCTCTGGACCCTTCTCGCGGGCGCGGTCACCACAGCCCTCGTGATCGGCAGCCTCGTCTGGGATGCCAACAGCCGCATCGCCAAGGTCGAGGTCGGCATTACCGACCTCCGGGACGAGATCCGCACCGACCGCGATGCAACGCAGACCAAGCAACAAGCCGTCGTCGACTGCCTCCTCCAGGAGCGAGCGAACCGAGGCTGGACTTGCCCGCTGGCCCCATCGGCCCGCGCGCCAGATCAGCCGCGAAGGGAGAAACGCAAAGTCGCGAGCGAGCCCAAGGGCCCGACCAACCCTTGGACTTGGCTCGGGACCGCACTCGCGGGGGACAAGAAATGAAACGCGACGAGATCAGGACGGAAGTCGAGCGCCACCTGGACATCTGCGGTCTGGGTGGCGCCTTCGCGTGGGTGGGCCCCTCGCTCGTCCTCAACATCGACGGCCGCATCGTCACGATCGCGATGAAGTCCGGCATCTCCCGGAAGAAGCTCGACTTCCAACTCGGCAGGATCGCCGGGATGGCCGAATTCTCCGGAGCCCTGGCTAGAGCGACCGCCGCTCGCCGGGCCCGCACCACGGGACACCAGAAACACGAACAGCCCGCCATTCCGGGGGGCTAGGGGCGGAGGAGGCGTCACCAACTTGTCGGCCTGGGCATCAGCGCACCAAGTGGCAACGCCTCCTCCGAAATCATCATGACCACGCTAACGGCAGAACGAGCAAGAGAGCTTCTGGATTACGATCCGGCGACCGGCGCCTTCATCTGGCGGGTGCGCCCGGAGACGGCCAAGCACGTTCGCTCATGGAATGCCAAGTATGCCGGAACGCTAGCTGGCGGCCAGCCGAAGAAGGGGCGGTACGTCAAGTTTCCGATTGACGGCAAGTTCTACTCAGCGCACCGCGTCGCATGGCTCATCCACTACGGAAACGAGCCCGCCGAGCAAGTCGACCATCGGGACGGTGAGCGATCCAACAACGCCATCGAGAACCTTCGAGAGGCAACGCGCGCGCAGAATTGCAGGAACGCCAAGCGCCCCCGCACCAATACCAGCGGCCACAAGGGCGTCCAGTGGTCCAAGAGCAGCCAAACGTGGAGAGCGCGCATCAAGGTCGACGGCAAGCTGATCGGCCTGGGCCACTATAAGGACATCGATGCCGCTGCTGCTGCCTACGCGCAGGCCGCAAAGAAGCACCACGGCGAATTTGCGAGGGTGTCGTGACCGACAACGAAGCCCTCATTCGAGCATTCGCCCAGTCGTTCGATCCGCCGCTTTCATACGTAAGGACGGAAAGGATCAACGGCGTTCGCGTGGCAGATGCCTTCACGTGCTCTCACTGGATCAAGGAACTCGGCCTCGGCGTGATGGCAGTCGCCGCCAACGGCCTGATCAGATCGTACATCGAAAGCGCCGGACAGGGAGAGGAAGCCGCCCGCATCCACGGGCAGGCCATCGCGGACGTGTTCGCTCGCCTCAAGGCCGCCGGCCTCAATGGAGCGAACCATGGCACGTAAGCCAGCACCCAAGCCCAAGAGGGCGAAGACACCGAAGGTCTCGAAGGCAGCCATCAAGGCGAAAGCCGATGCTGCGGAGATCACGTCTGGCATGGAGCCGGACAAGGTGACAGGGCTCAAGCACGGCCGTCCGACCAAGTACACGCCAGAACTAGGCAAGCGCATCTGTGAGGAGCTGGCATCCGGCCGCACGCTTAGGTCCGTCTGTCGAGATGACGAGACCATGCCAGACGAGCGCACCGTCCGGTCATGGGCAATTGATGCAGTCGCCGCCAACGGCCTGATCAGATCGTACATCGAAAGCGCCGGACAGGGACAGGGAGAGGAAGCCGCCCGCATCCACGGGCAGGCCATCGCGGACGTGTTCGCTCGCCTCAAGGCCGCCGGCCTCAATGGAGCGAACCATGGCACGTAAGCCAGCACCCAAGCCCAAGAGGGCGAAGACACCGAAGGTCTCGAAGGCAGCCATCAAGGCGAAAGCCGATGCTGCGGAGATCACGTCTGGCATGGAGCCGGACAAGGTGACAGGGCTCAAGCACGGCCGTCCGACCAAGTACACGCCAGAACTAGGCAAGCGCATCTGTGAGGAGCTGGCATCCGGCCGCACGCTTAGGTCCGTCTGTCGAGATGACGAGACCATGCCAGACGAGCGCACCGTCCGGTCATGGGCAATCGATCCGGAGCACCCCTTTTCTCCGCAATACTCGCGCGCGAGGGAGATCGGCTACTACTCGATGGCCGACGAAATCACCGAAATCAGCGACGACGCCCGGAACGACTGGATGGAGCGGTTCGGCAAGGACGGCGAGTCCCTTGGCTGGCAACTCAATGGCGACCACGTGCAGCGATCGCGACTTCGCGTCGAGGCCCGCAAGTGGCTTCTGTCCAAGGCGCTTCCCAAACTCTTCGGCGACAAGGTTGCGCTCACCGATCCGGATGGCGGCGCCGCCAAGGTCATTGTCCAGGTCGCGACCGGCGTGCCGAGGGAGGAATAGCCATGCCCTTCGGTCCGAAACCACGCCCGCCCGTCGAACGGCTGATGGACCGGCTCACCTATGAGCCGAACACGGGATGCTGGCTCTGGCCCGGCAACATCAATCACAAAGGCTATGGCCAAATCGGTGTCGGCAAGTCCGGCATGGCGACGACGCACAAGACGGCGTTTCTGCACTTCAAGGGCGAGATCGCGCCGGGACTGCAGATCATGCACTCGTGCGACGTTCCGTGCTGCTGCAATCCCGACCATCTGCGTCTCGGAACGCATCAGGACAACGTCGACGACAAGATGCGGAAGGGCCGCCACGTCGCGGGCCGCACGAATAAGCTGCGAGGCGCCCAGAACGGCAACTCGCGCCTGACGCAAGAGCAGGCCGAGCACATCAAACGCAGGGAGATGAAAGCCTCGGATTACGCCGAGAAGTACGCCGTATCGAAGCAGACGGTCTATTCGATCCAAGCGGGGCGGACATGGCGAAGCCTCGGATCATAGACCTCGGCTACAGGCCACGGCCGCAGTTCGAGGCGTTCCATCGCCGGAAGCAGCGGTGGGCTTGCGTCGTCTCGCACGTTCGAGCCGGCAAGACTGTCTCTTGCATCATGGACCTCGTCGATGCGGCGCTTCGGTGCCCGCTGCCCGAGCCACGCTTCGCCTACGTGGCGCCCTACTACGCGCAGGCGAAGGACGTCGCGTGGTCCTATCTCAAACGGTTCACGCTGCCGATTCCAGGTGCAGAGCCCAACGAGGCTGAACTCCGCGTCGATCTGCCGAATGGCGGTCGCGTGCGCCTCTACGGCGCCGACAACTATAACCGCATGCGCGGCATATATCTCGATGGCGTCGTGCTCGACGAGCCGGCCGACATGCACCCGGCCGCGTGGCCCGAGGTCATTCGACCGCGCCTATCTGACCGCTCTGGTTGGGCAGCCTTTATCGGCACACCGAAGGGCCGCAACGAGTTCTTCGCGATCCGGGAGCAGGCGCGCACCAGCCCGGACTGGTTTCACATGGAGCTTCGCGCCGACGAGACGGGCATCCTGCCCGAGCATGAGTTGTTGGCTGCGCAGAGGGACATGACACCCGAGCAGTACGCGCAAGAATACCTCTGCTCGTTCGATGCAGCGATTATTGGCGCCTACTATGGCCGGGAGTTGAACGAGATCGAGCGAATGGGGCACTTCTGCTCACTCTCGCGCATCCCGGAAATGCCCGTGTTTACTGTGTGGGACTTGGGCATGGGTGACTCCACGGCCATCTTCGTTTTTCAGGTGGTCAACGGAGAAGTCCACGTTCTCGATCACATCGAGAACCACGGCCAGCCGCTCGATTGGTACGTCAAAGAGTTGAACGCGCGCGGCTGGCAGCACTGCGCCATCGATTGGCTCCCACACGACGCTCGCGTGCGCAGCTTGGAGACGGGCCGCACCCGCGTCGAGACGCTGATCGCCCTTAAGCGCAAGCCCAAGCTCGTTCCAGCCCACAAGGTCGAGGACGGCATCAACGCCGTTCGCCTAATGCTGCCGAGGACGTGGTTCGACGAGGAGAACTGCGCCAAGGCCATCGAGTGCCTTCGTCAGTACCGCACCGACTACGACGCGAAAGACAAGGTGTTCCGTAACAAGCCTCGACACGACTGGACATCTCACACCGCCGACGCTGCCCGATATATGGCGATCGCCCACCGGGAGATCGCGCCATCCGTCAGGGCCACCGCGCCGACGAGCATCGTTGTCCCGCCAATCACTGTGAACAGCCTGCTTCGGGCATCGAAGCCACAACGCAAATGGGAGTAGGCCATGGCCTCTAATCTCTATACCGACAAGGACAATCCCCTCGCCGCGCCGATCTCGAAGACCGAGCGCGACAAGCAAGGGCTCGACAAGCCCAAGGTCAACGGCACGGCCGCCCGCTACTGGCGCGAGGTCGAGCGGTACAATCGCGAAGCCTCTGATTGGCACCAGGAAGGTGAGGAGATCGAGAAGGTTTACCTCGACGAGAACCGTGTGCAGGGCTCCAGCGCCCGCAAATTCGCGCTGCTCTGGGCCAACGTCGAGGTGCTCAAGCCCGCCGTCTACGCGAAAATCCCCACGGTGCTCTGCTCCCGCCGGTACAAGGACAAGGACCGCGCCGGCCGCATCGCTGCCGAGTTGATGGAGCGCGCGACCAACACCACCTTCGAGCTGTATGGCGTCGACGGCGTCTTCAGGGCCGTTCGCGATGATCGCCTCCTGCCCGGCCGCGGCACGGCCTGGGTGCGCTACGAGCCCACGATCGAGCAGCGCGAAGTGGAAGGCGAGATCGACGGGGACGGCGAGCCGATCGTCGCCGAGAAGCTCGTCGCCGAGAAGGTGTGCGTCGACTACGTGCACTGGCAGGACTTCGGCCACAACGTCGCGAAGACCTGGACCGCCGACGTGTGGCTTGTCTGGCGCGTCGTCTATAAGACGCAGGACGAGGTCGCTGAGCGCTTTGGCCCCGAAGTTGCGGCTCGATTGAGCTACAACACGAAGTCGCCCGGTTCGAGCTCGAAGACGGCCGAGGATCCGGACAGCCGCGCGAAGATCTTCGAGTTCTGGGATAAGAAGCGCAACACAGTCTCGTGGATGGCCGACGGCGAGAAGGATTTCCTGGAGAGTGGTCCGCCGCCGCTCAGCTTCATGAACTTCTTCCCGTGTCCCGAGCCCTGCTATGCGACGAAGACCTCGAAGTCGCTGATCCCCAGGCCCGACTATCGCTACTACCGGGATCACGCGAAGGAGATCAACGATCTCACCGAGAAGATCGGCAACATGAGCCAGTGGCTCATTGTGAAGGGCTTCGTGCCCTCGGGGCCGAGTTCCATCGCTGATCCGATCGAAGAAGCGCTCAACGACAAGTCGAACCGCGAGCTGTTCGTCCAAGTCGACAGCATGGCCGACTGGAGCGAGAGGGGGGGAGCTAAGGGCCTGATCGACTGGCTCCCGCTCGACATGGTCCAGGCCGCGCTGCAGGGCGCCATAAGCCTGCGCGCACAGATGATCCAGGACGTCTTTCAAATCACCGGGATCAGCGACATCCTTCGCGGGCAGACCGATCCGAACGAGACCCTCGGCGCCCAAGAGTTGAAGGCTCAGACGGGCACAAAGCGGCTCCGCAATACGAAGGACGAGGTCGCACGGTTCGCCCGTGATACCGCGCTCCTCGTCGCCGAGGTCATCGCTGAGAACTTCTCGCCGAAGTCGATCGCCGAGATCACCGGCTATCGTTACGTGCCGCCGCCTCCGCCGATGCCCATGATGCCGATAATGGGCGGCAACATCATGCCAATGCGGCCGGGGATGCCCGTGCCGATGTCACCTGGGGGCATTACGTCACCCGGAGGCGTTATGTCACCTGGAGGCATGACGCCAGTCGCCGGGCCTCCTATGGGCCACAACGGCGGGCCCGGCATGGACGACTCGGAGACCGACACGAGCCTCACGTTCAGCGACGACGTGATCGAGCTGCTCCGCAACGACAAGCTCCGCTCGTTCCGGATCGACCTTGAGACGGACAGCACGATTCAGGCTGACGAGAACGCCGAGAAGCAGCAGCGGACCGAGTTCCTCAGCGTCGCTGTCGGCGCCCTGGAGCGGTCGGCCAACGTGATGAAGCTGGCTCCTGACCTCGCGCCGGTCATGAGCGAGTTGGTCATGTTCGCGGCTCGCGGCATGCGCGTCGGCAAATCGCTTGAGGATGTTCTGGAGCAGGCGCTCAAGAAGGCCCAGAAGCGCATGGAGGCCATGCTCGCCCAGCCGCAGCAGAATCCCATGGTCGAGATCGAGAAGGCAAAACTCCAGCAGAAGGCACAGTCCGATCAAGCTGGCCACATGCTCGATCAGCGCAAGATGCAGCAGGACGCTCAGCTCGAAGTTCGTCAGCAGGACATCGATGCTGCGCTCGAAAAGCGCAAGCAGGATATTGCGCGAATCACTGACTTGAGGCATGAACGTGTGGCCGCTGATGCCTTGGCGCGCGACAGAGCAGCAACACTGCTCGGAGGTCGCTAGCGATAGAGCATCTGGCGAATGAACGCCGCGGCACTTCCCACACAAGATCGAGTTCGCGAGCTTCTGGACTATGACCCTCTGACGGGCATATTCCGGTGGCGCGCGAACCGCAACTCAGCGCTCGTCGGAGCCGTGACCGGCTTCACCGACACAAGCGGCCACCTGAGAATCTGGATCGATGGGAGGAAGTACGCCGCACACCGTCTGGCGTGGCTCTATGTATACGGCGAATGGCCTTCTGCCCAGATTGACCACCGCGACCTGAATCCGAAAAACAACGCCATCAACAATCTGCGCGAGGCGAGTCCTGCGCAGAACCGTTGGAATGCGCGCGCTCTCCGCGAGGATGGCCGCAAGGGCGTCGTCGCTCGTGCTGGAGGGAAGTGGGAAGCGTCAATCTGGGCGTCCAATAAGCGGCACTACTTGGGGCGGTTCGATAGCGCCGAGTCTGCACACGCGGCCTATGCCGCTGCCGCCATCAAGCACCACGGTGACTTCGCGAGGGTGTCATGAGCCGCATCCAAGCCGGCACCTGGGTGTGGGATCGCGACCTCGAAGCGCTGGTCCCGAAGTACGGGCGCAATTATCAAGACATCGACGAGAAGCGATCGGACTTCCCTAGCCCTGCTATTCGTCCCGACGGCATGTCGGCCATCAAGTCGATGGCTGACGGCCGCGTCTATGACGGCAAATCCGCATATTACCAGTCGGTGAAGCGTGCCGGTGCCGAGATCGTCGGCACCATGGACCCTTCCACCTACGTCGCCAAGCCGCGATCCGAGCGCGAGATCGAGCGCGAGATCGCGTCTGACGTCCAGAAAGCAATCCAGATCGAAGCGTCGAAGATGCCTCCGGCCGGCGGGCTGGCGGATCGACGCCTCATGCGTAAGCAGCGCCGAAAAGAGCGCGAGACGACGTGCTGATCAAAAGGGGATGAACATGAGCAAGCGAGTCGACGACGCCTGGGATGATGCCGCAGCGGCATACAAAGAGGTGTTCGAGAACACCACGTCGACCGACGACAGCGACGAGGTCGTGGCTGATCCGGCGCCGGTCGCGCGTACCGGAAAGGTCTCGCCCAAGGTCGAGGACGACAACGACGAGGCTGATGCCGGCAACGAGGACACCGGCCGCGATCAGCATGGGCGCTTCAAGCCGAAGGCGACCGACAAGGCCACCAGGCCCGTAAAGGGATCCAAGAACACCGCTGCCGACGACAAGCCGGAAGCCGCCAAAACCCCTGGCGGCAAGTCGAAGGACGCTGACGGCGGTCAAGGCGAGGGCGAGGCTGATCCGGCTCAGCAGCCCTCGCCGACTAAGCCGCCTCCCTCGTGGTCGGTGAAGGCGAAAGCCGCCTGGAACAACCTTCCCCCCGAGGTGCGCGAGGACATCGTCAAGCGCGAGGGCGAGGTCGCCCAAGGGCTCTCGGCGCTACGCGACTTCAAGGATCTCAAGCCGTGGGCCGAGATGGCCTCGAAGAACGGCACAACGATCTCGGACGCGCTCAAGCGGTACGTCGGGATCGAGCAGACGCTCCAGAAGAACATCGGCCTCGGCATCGCGACGATCGTCCAGAACCGAGGCTACACGAAGGATCAAGCGGCAGCCCTCTTCGCGGACCTCGCGAAGCGCTACGGCGCCGATCCCAATGCCCAGCCCGATCCTGTGGCCGAGGCACTGAATCCTCTCTTGAGCCCGCTCCAGCAGCAGATCAAAGCGCTGGAGGGCCAGCTCAGGAGCCGGGAGACCGCCGAGCAGTCCGCTCGGATGGGGAACTTGGACAAGGCCCTCCAGACCTTGGAGTCCGATGCCGCCTTTCCGTACCTGCCTGATCTCTTGGAGGACATGACGTTCCTTCTGGAGCAAGGGCGCGTGCCGAAAACCGGCAACGACCTCGAAGACTTGAAGGCCGCGTACCAGCTTGCCGCGAGGCTCAATCCGCAGGTCCACGAGGCGCTAATCGAACAGCGACTCACGGATGCGCGAGAGGCCGAGCGGAAGAAGGAGCAAGAGGCCGCGGCGAAAGCCCGTCAAGCCTCGCGCTCACTCTCCGGATCTCGGATGCCCGGCGCCGTCACACGCGACGCTCGGGACGATGAGGGCGGGGATGACGTCGAGGCCGATGTTCGTCGCGCAATGCGTGACCTTCGCGGCTAGGTGAAACGCTAAACAGGAGAACGCCGCAATGCCGGCCAATCCCGACTTCGACGACATCGTCACAACCACTCTTCGGAACCGCTCGGGCAAGCTCGCCGACAACGCGACCTCGACCGTGGCCTTCCTCGACCGCCTTCGCCGCAAGGGCAAGGTGAAGCCCGCCGACGGGGGCCGCACCATCGTCCAGGAGCTTGAGGTTGCGCTCAATCCGAACGGCGGCTGGTACGCCGGCATGGATCAGCTCAACACCAACCTGCACGAGCCCTTCTCGGCTGCCGAGTACGACTGGAAGCAGGCCTATGTGCCTGTCGTTTGGTCGGGCCTCGACAAGCTCAAGAACCAGGGCGAGCACGCGACGCTCAACCTGATCACGTCGCGCATGAAGAACAGCGAGAAGTCGCTGTATGACCTCGTCGCCCAGGCCGCCTACTCGGACGGCACGAGCTTCGGCGGCAAGCAGTTGCACGGCACGCAGCTCTTCGTCGTGGCATCCCCGACCTCGGGCACCGTCGGCGGCATCGATCGCGCCAGCAACTCGTTCTGGCGCAATAAGGCCACCACGGTCGCCATGTCGACGCCGGCGAACTTCGCCGTCTCGGCCCCGACCAACTTCCTGATCGCGCTCAACCTGATCTCGATCCAGTGCACGCGCGGCTCGGATCGCCCGGACCTCTACATGGCGGATAGCTCCGGCTACACCCGCTATATGGAGTCTCTCCAGGTCATCCAGCGCATCACCTCGACAGAGATGGCTGGCTTCGGCTTCACGGCGCTCAAGTATTACGGCGTCGGCGGCGATGCCGACTACGTCCTCGACAACGGCTATTGCCCGTCGAAGACGGTGTACGCGCTCAACACCGATTACCTCTACCTCCGCCCGCACTCCGATCGGGACTTCGTGCCCTTCGGTGGCGACCGCATCCCGGTCAACCAGGACGCGACGGTGAGGTTCATCGGCTTCACCGGCAATCTCTGCGCATCGAACCTGTTCCTCCAGGGCGTGATCACCAGCACGAACTAAGCAGAGCGGCACGCTCAGAAGGAGAATACCCATGATTATGTCGGGCGTTCAGCTCTACCGAGTCTTCACGAAGACCGAGATGAAGCGCGGCGCGATCCCCAAGCCGGGCACGCGCGCTTCTGTGGTCGACAAAGACACGGGCATGACATGCGAATACATCTCGGTCCAGGTTGCCGGCGGGCAGACGTTGCTCAACGGCCTCGCCTTTACCATCGACGGCTCTGGCGTTGCCACGCTTGGCACGGCCAATCCCTCGTTGCTGTTTGGCGGGCGGATCGGCGTGCTCGTGCTCAATGCCTCGGTCACGGCAACCACGACCACGGTCGGCACCAGCTACGCCTGGGCGCAGATCTACGGCAAGTGCCTCGCGATGGTGACCGCCTCCGTCACCGCAGCCGGTGGCTATCTCACGATGGGCGCCGACGGCCGCCTGATCGGCGTGATCGCCGCCAACTCGGCATCCTCTGTTGCCGACGGCATCACCGCCCTCGCAACGCAGGCCGCTTCCGGGCTGCTCTCTGTGCTTCTCCAGTATCCGAAGTTCAACGGCTACCCGGCCTAATAGGGGCCTAGACGAAGCGGGCGGGCGCTTCGGTGCCCGCCTCCCCAACAGAAAAGCCTCAAAGGGCAACGGGATGAACAGCATCTGGATCGGATTTGACCCTCGCGAGGCCGAAGCCTTCGCCGTCGCGCGCCGGTCGCTCCGCAGGCACTCCTACGGACTTCCCATCAATCCCATCGATCTCGCCGAGCTTCGCCGTGTCGGCCTCTACACGCGCCCCACCGAGCGCCGCAACGGGCAGCTCTGGGACGTGATCTCCGACGCGCCAATGTCGACCGAGTTTGCGATCTCCCGCTTCCTCACGCCGATCCTGGCTCAGTCCGGGTGGGCGCTCTTCATGGATTGCGACGTGCTCTGCCGCCGCAACCTCAGCACGCTGTTCGGGCAGCTCGATCCCTCGAAGGCGGTCATGTGCGTGAAGCACGACTATCAGGTCAAGAACGACGTCAAGATGGACGGCCAAGCGCAGACGGCCTACGCGCGCAAGAACTGGTCGAGCGTGATGGCCTTCAACTGCGATCACCCCTCGAACAAAGCGCTCACCGTCGATCTGATCAACACCGTCCCCGGCCGCGATTTGCATCGCTTCTGCTGGCTCCAGGACGACGAGATCGGCGGCCTCGACGCCGAGTGGAACTACCTCGTCGGCATCACGAGGGACATCGACGAGCCCGGCATCGTGCACTTCACCAACGGCGGCCCGTGGTTCGAGGACTATCGCGACGTGCCTTTCGCCGACGAGTGGCTTGCGGAGCGCCGACGCTGGCTGGCCGAGGACCAGGCCGTTGCAGGCCTCGCGCGCACCTGGGAGCCGATCCGTGTTCGCACGGCGAGCCGCACCTTCGACGCCTACCTGGGAGGTGTCTGATGCTCATCTCCAAGGAATACGCCGATCTCAACAGGAAGCTCCACGAGGAGCGCGACGACTACGGTCGCTCGTCCAAGATGTGGTGCGGCCTCATCGATCAGATCGTGAAGAGGGAGGGCCACGCCTCGATCCTCGACTACGGTTGCGGGAAGGGCGAGATCAAGGCCCGCATGCCGCTCCTGCCGATCCGGGAGTACGACCCAGCCATCCCCGGCAAGGACGCCAAGCCCGAGCCCGCCGACCTCGTCATCTGCACCGACGTTCTGGAGCACATCGAGCCGCCGCTGCTCAATTCGGTGCTGCGCGACCTCGCGCGCCTAACCAAGCGCAAGCTGTTCTTCGCCGTGTGCACGCTCAAATCGACGAAGACGCTCGCCGATGGCCGCAACGCCCATCTGATCGTCCGCGACGAGGAGTGGTGGCTCAACAAGCTCGGCCGCTACTTCCAGGTGCTCGAAACCACGAACTACATGGGCACGCTGTACGGCGAGGCGTTCCCGAAGGCGATCAATGGCGCGGTTCACGTCGACGAGAAGGCGCTCCCAGCCGGCGTTCGCAAGCGGCGTCCCATCACCCCGGAGTGGCAATCGTTCTTCGACCACATCCGGACGCACTCGGCCAAGTACGCCGACGCTTTCTCGCGCATCGACACCATCAACATGTTCGAGGACATGCCCGACGACTTGAACGCGGACATGCAAGCCGTGGTCAACGTGCTCGACCACGTTCCGGACCCCGACGGCATGATGCGGAAGGTGATGAAGATCGCCCGGAAGGCCGTGCTCGCGACCGTGACGCTGACGGAAGCGCGTGGCGAGGAGTGGTGGCGCACGTTCTTCGAGAAGTACATCCGTATCGTCGACTGGCAACCGCACGAGGGGCGTCTCATCTGCATCGGCTCGCCGATGGTGGGCGTCCAGGGCGTGACCGCGGTCGGCGTCGTGGCTGCCGAGGATCGCTGGCAACAGGTGCTTGCCGCCACGAAGCGCATCGAGCACCGGATCGAGCCCGCCGAGAAGCACGCCAAGCGCGCTCTGATCGTTTGCTATGGCCCGTCGCTCAAGGACAGCATCGAGGCCATCAAGGCCGAGCTATCGCAGCCGGACACCGTGGCGATCTCCGTCTCGGGCGCCCACGACTTCCTCATCGAGCACGGCATCACGCCGACCTACCACGTCGAGTGCGATCCGCGCGCCCATAAGGCGGAGAACATCGATAGGCCGGTCGAAGGCGTGCAGTACCTCATCGCCTCGTCGTGCCACGAGGCCATGTTCAACAAGCTGGAAGGCGGCCTCATCCGCCTCTGGCACCTCCAGACGCCGGAGCACACGATCCGCCTCGTCGACGAGCTTGGCGAGAGTAACAAGCACATGATCTCCGGCGGCGGCTCAGTCGGCCTCCGCTCGATCCCGCTCATGTATGCCCACGGTTTCCGAAGGTTCGTGATCTTCGGGATGGACTGTTCGTTCTCGGACGACGGCGAGCAGCAGTGGGCGGGCAAGCACGCCGGCAAGCGGCAGGACTTGTGCCAAGTCGACTGCAACGGCCGGATCTTCACGTCGTCGCCGATCCTGATGACCTACGCCACCGGCTTTTTCGAGACGATCCAGAAGGTCGGCGACTGCTCGTTCAAGCTGGTCGGCGACGGCCTGCTGCAGTCGATGTGCGCCCTCTACCAATCGATGGCACCCGAGACGGTGCCGCAACTCAACAACGCTGCCTGAGAAGGGGATGACAATGAACTTCATGTCCGACGAGTTTCCGATGACCCTGGAGCGCGAAGCCGGCATGCCGGAGAACGTGCCGCCGGTCTCGGTGAGTTTCGGCCCGTGGCCCGTGCTCGATACGGTCAAGACCGAGGCGGCCGGCTACGATGTCTATGTCGACACCGTGCATGTGCGCATCGCGGTTCCGGGCGAGCGCAATAGCCTGTTCTTCCAGCCCGCAACGGATCAGCACAAGAAGCGCTTCCCGAAAGCCTGGGCGAGCTATCAGAGCCGATCGTCAACTGGCGTGCGCGAGGGGATGCCAATCGAGCAATGGGCGCCGATCTCGCGCGGCATGGCCCTCACGCTGCGCTCGCTCAACATCGATACCGTCGAGATGCTGGCAGCCATCCACGACGGCAACATCGGCGCGATCCCGAACGGCATGGAACTCCGCGCCAAGGCGCAAGCCTTCCTGGAGCAGGCGAAGGACTCGGCCGCAACACTCAAGCTCGCCGCCGAGAAGAAAGAGCTTGAGGACCGCCTCGCCGCGATGGAGGCGCAGCTTCGCGCTATCGGCCAGAAGCCGACAGCCCATGCCCAGCCGGAGCCCATGGACACCGTCGAGCACGACGTCGTTGCCGCCGCGCGCCGACCGCGCGTGAAGGCGAACGCCTGAGTTAGGGGGAGTGGAGTGGCTGACGGAGAACGGGTGAAGAGATGGCTCTGATCGACATCATTCAGAACGCTGCCTCGCAGCTCGGGCTTCGTCAGCCCTCCGCTGTTGTCGGCTCGACCGACCTCACGGCCCAGATATTGCTCCGGTTCGCCAACCAGGAAGGGAAGGAGCTGGCCAAGTATCACGACTGGCAGGATCTCATCGTCTCGAAGTCTCACACGAGCCTCGCAACGTCGGTCCAAACGGGCGCACTCGGCACCGACTACAACCGCCTCATTCGAGGTGCGGAGATCTGGAACACGAGCCTCAATCAGCGCTACGAGGGCCCCACGCCGTCGCGGACCTGGCTGCGCTTGCAGCAGGGCGTCACGGGCGGCGTGACGGGCTGGTGGCGCTTGATGCGCGGCGATCTCTACATCTACCCGGCGCCAACGGCCGGGCAGACGATCACGTTCGAGTACATCTCCAAGAACTGGTGCGAGAGCGCGGGCGGTACCGGCCAATCCGAGTTCATGGCCGACACCGACGTCGCCATTATTCCCGAGGACATCATCACGCTCGGCATCGTCTGGCGCTATCGGCACTCGCGCGGCTTCGCCCAGTACGCCGAGGACATGGCCACCTACGAGCGCGAGAAGGAAAAGGCGGCGTCCCGAGATCGCGGCGTCGGCCGGATCACGCCCAATAGCCGCAATGACGGCCCGATCGATCCGATCTTCAACGGCACGGTGGACGGGTGATGCGCAAAGCACTCGGAGGCATCTCTGCTCGCGCCCAACGGCCCATGTTCCATGTGGTCGCCGTCCAGGAGACCGCGCGGGGCAAATCGATCCCGGCTCCGATCGAGGGCCTCGACGCCGTTACGCCGCTCTCGGCCATGCCCGAGACGCGCGCCATCACGCTCGACAACCTGTTTCCGCAGCCGGGCTACCTGGAGATACGCAAGGGCCACCGCACGCACGCCGACACGGGCGCAGCGGCCGTCGAGAGCCTGATGGGGTATCACGCGACATCGGAAGCCAACGACAAGCTGTTCGCGGCAACCACGACCTCGATCTTCGACGTGACCGTGACCGCCAGCGTAAGCGCGGCCGTCACCGGACTCACCAATGCCCGCTGGCAGCACGTCAACATCGCGACGAGCGGTGGGCAGTTCTTGTGGTGCTGCAATGGCGCCGACGCGCCGCGCTATTACAACGGCACCGCATGGGCCACAGCGACGTCGACCGGCATCACGGCAACCGAGATCGCCAACTGCGCCATCTTCAAAGAGCGGCTGTGGGTAGCGCTCGCCGGCAAGATCTCTCCGGCCTACTTCGAGGTGGACGCTATCCAGGGCACGGCTGCCGTGTTCGATCTGGTCGGCGTCTTCAAGAAGGGTGGCTACCTCCAGGCCATCGGAACCTGGACGCTCGACGGCGGTAGTGGGCCCGACGACACGATTGCCTTCGTCACCTCTCGCGGTGAGGTCGCCGTCTATCAGGGTATTGATCCGTCGAGCAGCGTCGACGGGCTACGCTTCGACTTGAAGGGCGTCTACGAGATCGGCGCTCCGATCGGTCGGCGCTGCTTGACGAAGGTCGGCGGCGATCTGGCCATACTGTCGATCGACGGCGTGGCGCCTCTCTCGAAGGCGCTGATCCAGGATCGCGCCGCGGCGATCAAGTACACCGTCACGGCCATGATCCAGCCGCTCGTCAACACGGACGCGCGAGAGTACCGGGCCAACTTCGGCTGGCAGTTCCTCACCTATCCCCTCGGGACGCGGGCGATCCTCAACGTGCCCGTCACCGAGGGCACTCAGCAGCGCCAATACGTGATGAACACGGTCACGGGCGCGTGGGCGCGCTTCACGGGCGAGAACGCCAACGTCTGGGAGGTCTGGAAGGACCGCCTATGGTTCGGAGGCAACTCGGGCAAGATCTGCGAGGCCGACTGTCAGGGCTGGGATGACGACGGCACGATCGAGTACGAGGTCGAGACCGCCTTCAACTACTGCGACAACCGTGGACGCCTCAAGCAGTTCACGATGGCCCGAGCGCTCCTCTCGACGGACGGCCAGCTCTCTCCTGGTCTCGCGGTCAACGTCGACTTCTCGCGCAACGCAACCGTGGATCCGACTTCGGTCGAGGTCGACGCGGCTGCGCTCTGGGACGTGGCGACGTGGGACGGCGGCGTATGGCCCGAGGTCGAGAAGATCGTCACCGACTGGGTGTCGGTCGCCGGCGAGGGCTACTGCGCCTCGGTCAAGATGGCGGGCTCTGCCGATGGGACGGCCGTCGCTGATCCGACACGCGACCTCACACTTCGCATCAACGGTTTCGATCTCACCGTCATCGACGGGGGGATGCTTTGACATGACCCCACGTCACGCCATCCCGGATGCTCGCCACCGTACTAAGCGCCAGATCGTATTCTCGCGCGAGGGCGGTGATGGTGTTTCCGTTTTCAAGGCTGCGCTTGATGGCTCGCACTTGCGCCTCACTCAACTTGGCATGTGGGTGGGCGGATCCGCGCGTCTGGTTGCGGTAGCGCGGATGGATTCCGTCGCGCCAAGCATCCTTCACGTTGCCAGCATTGGTCGTGATGTAGAGGTGCCGGGGGTTAACGCAACGCGCATTGTTGCAACGGTGGCCGACCTGCATGCCCGCCGGGATCGGTCCATTGTGCAACTCATAGGAGAATCGGTGCGTCCGCGCCTTAACATTGCGCTCGCCGTCCTTCCGGATGAACAGTTCTCCATACCCGCGCGCGTGCCCGCCCCCGGTCCATTCCCAGCACTCATCGGCACCGCGCTTGGTCACTTGTCTCCAGAATCGCTCTTCGGCAGTCCCAGGTTTTCCACCCATAGCAAGCCCTCCAATCATCGTGATCTGACGAATATACGGGTGATTGTGGGATTTGTCAATGGCGGGGCGCGCGAGCGGGTGACCCGTCTAACTCACGCAAACAGCCATTATCACAAGTCAGATAACCAGGAGGGCAAGCGATGATCGTCCCGGCTCGGACAAAGGAAGAGCGGCGCGACCTCGTCGTCTACCTCGCGCACAAGATCGGTACGACGCCGGCACGCCTGATGGGCGAGGTGCCATTCGAGGTGCTGGCCGCGACGCGGGGCTCAACGATCGTCGGCGCGATCTACTACACGAACTTCCGGACCTCCTCGATCGAGATGGGATGGGCTGGCGAGAAAGGCTGGGTCACTCGCGCTCACCTTCGCGAGATCTTCGGCTACCCGTTCAACCAGCTCGGCTGCCTCCGGGTGTGGGGCCTCATCCATCGCCATAACAAAGAGAGCCGGACGCTTGCCGAGAAGCTCGGGTGCCGCGTGGTCGGTGTGGCCGACGACGAGTACGGCGTGGGGCAAGACGCGATCATCTATTCGATGAAGCGAGACGCTTGCCGCTGGATCGAGCCGCAAGCGGTTGCGGCTCCCGCCATCGTCGTCGATCCGCCTCTCGTCACTGCCCCGCCATCAACCTTCGTCAAGGGAGCCCTCGCCCATGTTTGAGAGCCTTCGCTTCGGTCTCTGGGACCGGGCCGCCTTCGGCAAGGATGCGCCCGAGGCGCCCGATCCCTATGCGGTTGGCGCTGCGCAGTCGAAGACAAACATCGACACGGCGCGTGAGCAGGCCCGCTTGGCCATGACCGGCCAGTCGACGCCGTGGGGCTCGGTCCAGTACATGAAAGATCCGACCTCGCCGTCGGGCTATCGGGCCGTCACGAACCTCTCCCCGGAGCAGCAAGCGTTGCTCGGGCAGCAGCAGGACTTGCAAGCACTATTCGGCGACGTGAAGGGCCAGCAGTTCGGGCGAGTGTCCGACACGATCGCCGACCCCTTCGACATGAGCGCCGGTCGCGCGACCGAGATTTCCGACATCCACCGGACCTTCCTCGATCCGATGTGGAACCAGAAGTCGGAGGAGCTTGACGCGACCCTCATGGCCCGGGGCATCCGACCTGGCTCGGAAGCCTACGAGCGCGAGAAGGCTATGTTCTCCGATCAGCGCGCGTCGGCCTACGACCGCATGTTCCTCGACGCCTACGGTACCGCGAACAACGCCGCGCTCACCGAGCGCAACATGCCGCTCCAGGACTGGGCAATGATCTCGGGCGCTCAGGGCCAGCCGACCGTGGGCATGCCGCAGACGGTGGGAACGCCGACGCCCGGCGTGGCGCCGACCGACCTCACCTCGGGCGTCTATCAGAGCTACGGCATCCAGCAGGGCGCGAACAACGCGGCCATGTCAGGACTGTACGGGCTCGGCTCTGCCGCGCTCTCGGGCTGGGCATCGGCTGGCTTCCCCGGTGGCGCTGCCATCCTTGGCGCTCTCTCTGATCGCCGCCTCAAGACGAAGATCAAGCGCATCGACGACGATCCGCGCGGGTGGGGCGTCTACGAGTTCGAATATCACCCGGCCATGGGCATCGAGGGTCGTTTTGTCGGCTTCATGGTCGACGAGATCGAGCCGGTGCGGCCGGACGCCATCGTCGATCACGGCAATGGCGTGAAGGGCATCAATTACGAGGCGCTGGCGCAGTAAGGGGGACATCGTGGCAACGAACTTCGCGGACTCCGGCCAGTACACCGACGCGCAAATGAACATGCGCAAGCGGCTCGCCGAAGCCATGATCAAGAATGGCATGGAGACGACGCCGATCCAGTCGCATTGGCAGGGCCTCGCGCGCCTCGCGAATGCTCTGATCGGTGGATACAGCGCACACAAGCTCGGCGAGGAGGATAAGAAGCAACAGGCCGAAGCCGCGTCGTGGGGTGCAGACCTCCTCTCGCCAACGTCCGGCGCGTCTCCAGGCTCGGGCAGCATCGCATCTCCGAAGCCTGCAACGAGCACGTTCTCCGAGCCTCCTGCGGCCGTCGCGCCGTCAGCACGCAAGACGAAGGCATTCGCACCCGAGATCGACGCCGCGATCGAGAAGCACGCAAGGGCGACTGGGATCGACCCCGGCTACTTGCGCGCGGCCGTTGACATCGAGAGCGGTGGCGATCCGAACAACGTGACCGGGAGCTACATCGGCCTCGGGCAGCTCTCGAAAGAGGAGTTCGCCAAGTACGGCGGCAAGGGCGACATCCGCGATCCCGACGAGAACTTGCGCGTGTTCGCCGTCAAGACGGCCGCCGAGCGCGATGACTTCAAGCGCCGTCACGGTCGCGACCCTTCCCCGGTCGAGATCTACCTTGCCCATCAGCAAGGCCAAGGCGGTCTCGATGCACATTTGAAGAATCCCGACGCTCCGGCTTGGCAGAACATGGCCTCGACAGCCGAGGGCCGCGAGAAGGGCCCGAGGTGGGCGAAACTCGCGATCTGGGGCAACGTCCCGGACAAAGACAAGGCGCGTTTCGGCTCGGTCGACAACATGACGTCGAAAGACTTCATGGACATCTGGGCTGGTCGCGTCAATCGAGGGCTCGGCGGCTCCGCAACGAAGATGGCTCTTGGCGGCCCTGCAGCGGCTCCAGCAGAGGCCGCGGCGGCCGACCCTATCCAGACACCTCCCGAGGTCGATCCAGCCGCCACGCCCGCGGAAAAGCCCGTCCAGGTGGCCCAGGCGCCGGCCACGACCATGACGGACGCGCCAGCGACGGCCGTGACGCCTCTGGCACCGGCAGCGCAGCCTGTCGCGCCTCGGGCCGCTCCACAGCCGGTCGCAGAGCAGCCGCCAGTCGACTCCGCGATGCTTCGCGGCATTCAGCAGGGCCTGCGGAGCCCGAACCCAGCAATAAGGGCGCGCGCTCAGAAGCTGAATGACGCCCTCATGGCAAAGCGGCTTGCTGGCGAGCAGCTCAATCCGCTCCAGCGCGCGCAGGTGCCGAAGGAGCAGGCCGAGGCGGAGCTTAAGCAGCGTGAGTTGGCCAGGGCCGACATTACGGACGAAAAAGCGTTGTCCGAGGTCAGGAAGCTCGAAGCAGAGACGGAGAAGGCGCAGCTCGACGTCGCGGGGAAGAAGCGCGAGGTGAAGGAGCAGGCGATCGACGATCGCTACAAGTTGCAGGACGCGATCAGCAGCATCGACTCGTCATGGCGTGCCGCGAATGAGGTGAAGAACCATCCCGGTCTCGACGACATTGCTGGCCGACCGTTCGGCGGCGAGATGAAGATCCGGGGCATTGGCGTCGACGTCGCCGACCTCACCCCAGGCACGTCTCAGGCCGATGCCTTCAACGCGCACAAGAACCTTGTCGCGAAGGCAGCCCTGACCACGATGGAGCGCTTGAAGCAGCAGAGCAAGGCGGGCGCCACCGGCTTCGGCGCACTCAACCAGAAGGAACTGGAGCTGATCGAGAACTCTATCGCCAACCTCAAGCTCAGCTCGTCAAAAGAAGAGCTGGTGAAGGGTTACGATAAATTCCAGGAAGCCCTGATGGGTGCGCGCGAGCGGCTGATCGAGCGCTACAAGGGCAAGTACGGCAACGTAGATGTTGGCGTGCCGTCCAAGCAGGCGCTCTTCGATGGCGCAGCAGTTGACGGCATGAACGAGAAGCCGACGCAGTACACGCGGCCACGCACCGTCACCATCCCCGGCCTCGATATTGGCCTCCAGATCCCCTTCACGAAGACGAGGCCGGAGCCGAGCGCGGCGCCGCAGGCCGCGCCGCAGGCCGCGCCGATTATGCAGGCACCCGAAACTCCAGATGAAAGGCGTCAGCGACTGCTGAAGTCTCTGATGCAGCAATCCGACAGGAGGACGTGACATGGAAGGCAACGCATTCGGTGGGCAGCGCTTCATGAGCGCCCTCAACGACCGGGCGGGTGATGTCACCTTCCCCACAGGCATGAAGCTCAGCACGATCCTCGACGCGACCCAGGGCGTGAATCCGACGCAGTTCCTGAACAACTGGATAGGGAAGAAAGGCGGCGCCACGCAGCCGGGCGCTTACGATCCATCGGACCAATCCGGCGTCCCGACGGCTCCGCCCTTCGGTGCTGGCGGCTCTCCAATGGGTAGCGATGCCCGCGCCAACCTGCTTCGCACCATGGCCATGCGCGGTCGTGGAGGCTCGATCGGTGGGCCTGGAGGCCAGGTGACGGTCTCGCCCGGCGTCAACGAAGGCGATCCCATGGGCCCACCTGTGGCATCCCCGACGGTGACCAGCGGCCCGATCGT